CGCTATTACTAGCTTAGGAGATTTTACTCTCCCCCCACAAATAGCTTACTTCTTTCTTTGAGGAAGAAATAAGGCTATTAGTCGAATTAGAAACCGACCGATGACTTGGAATTAAATCTGAGTCATATGTTACTCCTTTGATGATGTCTTCAATACGCCGATCTTCGATCGGGGCATTTGAAGTTTCTTTGTTGGTAAACCAATCAAAGAGAGCATCATAATTATTGGAAATAACGCGGACGGTCCTTGATCGGTTACCAAGTGACCTAAATTCATAACGTTGAAGATCCTTATTCCAACGACGTCTAAAAAGACATTCATTGGTGGGACCGTCAGTGTAATATGCAATAAGACTTGAAGGTCTTAATTGCCCATTGACACAATAGTTATGATAAGGTAGGCGTAGTACTGGACGTTGATTGATAGACTCAAACCAACGAACAGCTGCTAAACCTGCTTCGTCACTGTGGTGCATACGCAGTAGATTAGCGAATGCCACAAACGAATCAAGATCTAATGATTTACAACGAACTGGATTTATATTATATCCCTTGTAATAGTCACCACCGCAAGATTCTCTAAAGAATCCACGATATAGACTTTTATCACGGTTTACAATTAACCCAAACTGTTCGAGTAATTCCATCACCTCTTCCACACATTGTGTAGGAACGATGATGTCGTCGCCGTATACCCAAACTTCTGGAGTGATCTCCTTGGCAATAGAGTAGAATAATATAGCTTCGATCGGAAAGCATAAAGCTGATCCCATCGGCGCGAACTTCTTAAGTTCGTGAAAGCTATCATTATTTTCTATACCATACGGAGGTACACGGACTAGAGGCGTCCTAGACGCCTCTAAAGAATAAAGCCAGTCAATGGGAACTAATCGTTTGATTAATTCCCAAGAGACAAGGTCTGAAGCATCCTTCATATCTATAGTAGCATACTCCTGCGTAATTGACGCAGTGTATGCTAGACGCTGATTTATCGACTGATCGGTGAAATTTATTCTTCCTCTATGAGGAGAATATTTCTCGATATGATCGTAAATTTTGTGCATAAGCCCTTTTTGTATGAACATACGTTCATGGGGCTCCATACATATGATGCGAGGTCCGCGGCTATCCTTGGGAACAAGGGTAACTTTGGACGATGGTTCAGACACGCGCATTTGATTGTTATTAAACCAATCGGTTTTATGCAAATCATTCAAGAAAAAGTACTCCGGTCCATGAAGCCCCATCAGGGACGGTATGTACCTTCGTTCAATTCTTTTATTGATATTGCAAACACCATCTGCGGTGGCACCAGAACTATGTCGTGGCCTTATATCCATAGGATCATCGGGCAGACATTGACTAAACGTTGTTCTTATTGAACTAATGTCAATGTCATCGAAATCAGTCTTCACAGATTGATCAAGATCGACAAATTTCTTATATGCAATAGACTCTTGCTCCTTTGTGAAAGGGAGCTCGAGTTTATAGAACATATAACATAATGTTCTGAATTCTTTCAGAAGTTTCTGATCAAATTCGACCTGAATGTATCCGTTGTCAGCATAAAATATCTTACTAAGGTATTCATGCATGAAAACAGGTAATTCTGTGCCCTTCTTTTTACGGAAGAGTCCAGAGAATTCAGGGATTCGACCTAACTCGAGACCTTTATCAACGATTTTACCCAAATTAGGTAAAGTCTGACAAAGGAATCGGGTGGTGTCTGTACCACAATACTTAACGAAAGATATTGTGGTTTTGGCATTAGTGGTTTCGAATTGTTCAGCAATTGCTATCCATAGTTGTTGGAGAGCATGGCTCTTTAAAGGTGTTTTCATTAAGATTACTCCTTCCAACTAATCTATTAAATTAGGACAATTACAAACAGTACATCAGATAACCAACGCAAGACGACCAGGCTAACATAGCCATGAAAGTCAAGCGTAGCAAATAAACGTCAAAGACGTTCATTAGCTTTCTTGGTTGAGGAACTTATCTATAAAGGCAGAATCGTTGATTCCAGCCGATAATTTTGCGATAAGATCCAAGATAACAGTTTCAACATCGGTACGCCCAACTAAAGGGTTGTACTGTAGTTTGAACTGACATTTGATACTATCAACTAAAGGTGTCGTTGACACCGAAGTGATAACAGCTTGATCTTCAAGTATGATTACTGAAGATACCCTACCGTTCTTTGCGGTCTCATGCGAGATCGTAAGTAGGTTGGGTTCACTCACAGGTGCAGATGCATCGCTTCTTACAGAAGAAGCAGTGCGCTGGCTTTTGAGTGAATAAGTTCTTGTATCAAGTGTAATGTCTGGAGTGTACATGTTATGTCCTTAGATTAGTATCGCGTGCGCATTAAGCGCTAGTGTGAGCTCAATAATTGAGCAACAAAGAATCAATACTTACGAACGTAAGCGTTGATGAACTAATGCGCTGGTGAGAAGACCCTTGAATGAATCAAAGTTCGGCTCCCATCGCATAACACCCCAATGACTTTTCTCCTGCAACCAAGTAGGAGAAAGGGGTATACGTTCATACGAGTCATAACCATCAACAATGTGATGGAGTTTATGCTCGCCTAATATAGAGGTTACATAGAAGTCAGACTGAACTTCAGTCTTATGTCGTATGGAATATCCACATGACACAACTTCAAGTTGTAATTTTGGGTCCGCTGACGTTATACGATCAATAAGATCGCCGACGTTTAGGAACCAATCAACTATAAAAGAGAACGGTAATAACTGCCATAACGCTGAGGCAATTTGCCCAGCTCCTAAAATAGAGGCTCGAAGAGACTCTATCTCGGAGACAGCGAATGGCTTTGGTCTGAAATAAACATGGCCGAGAACTTTAATTTTCTCAGTGCCCTTCATTTTCGCACGATAGTTGATTTTTGTATAACCAACCGTCGTTTGAATTTTGTAGTCTGTCTCGTCAGTTATAGTATTATCTATATCTTCGATGACACAATGTTTATTCATAATTTTCTCTCTCTGTGCAAAGTCATTCCATTTGCCTAATTTATTAGGTAAATCAAGAATAGCTGAACGAATCTTAATGATATCGCCTGCAAAAGGGAGAAGACCAAATTCAACGCCTAGAAATTTATCGGAGACCATCTTGTCGTCTATGTTTTTGAACTTAAACAACTCGATTAGTCTCTTGACATCTTTCAGTTCACCTATGAAAGCAAGAATATTAACGTCTTGCATATCTAGGAGAGAGGCATCATTACGAATCATGTCCTTTATTTTTGGATAAACCAAGGAAGAAAGGTCAGACTTGTAAAATTTTGGCTTCAGTTTATACCCACCTGATGAACCAGAGTAATAATCAAAACACTGCATATGTGCAGAGTGTTGATGACCTGAACCGTATTCAAAATACGCTTCAAGGTTTCTCCAGGTATATTTAGGTGGAAACTGTAACCGATGGGTATAACCAAACGCAGCGAAATTAAACTTTCGATGACGCACATAATTAAATGTAGCGTCAAGCGCACGGTTATAACCAGAATACGGAGCGTAATTGCGTACCGTATCGTACATGTAACCACCGTTAGCACGGTAGTTACTTGTTATTAACCTTGTCGAGGTACGGTAGGGACTATAAGTATAGTAGTCCGACTGCCCGGAAATTTGCGGATAGTAGTTGGGATCATGCACGTACGGAATACGTGACATGTACCTTTCTCTTTCAGCCATATTTCCTCCTCAAGGACAAGATTAGTGGTTTTACAGATCATAAAGATCGCCCAGACCCCGATG